GGGTGTCATCAACATCAACCAGAACACAAGATGCAAATTGACGAATAGGGGTTCGTACTCCCGCCATGACTGGCGTGGGGATGTTGAGTCTGTGCTTGGAGATTGCGTCGTAGTATCGTCTGACATAATTAAGTCTAGTTTCTATAGGATAATTTCTAAACAGTGTAGCTGCAATGAGACAATACATGAACTGTGGTGTCTCGTAAACCTTTCCAGTGCTACGATCTTGTACAAGATATTTATCTACAACCTGTCTAAGACCTGCGTAAGTAAACAAAAAGTCACGATCATGGTCAATGAATGAATTTATTTCAACCCACTCTTCTTCTGAATAATATGAGGGCAACTCCTCATCATACACACCACTACTTATACCCTTCTTAAGATGCTCTAGTATTGGAGGAGGATTATCAGGATGGCAACCATACACACCCTTGCGAAGTCCAAATAATAACAGTCTTGCTGCTACAAATTGGTAGTTAGGATTGTCTAATGAGATCAGATCATTAGCAGACCTTATTAGAATCTCTTGAATATCACAAGTTTTAATACCATCATACCATTGCAGGTTGGCATTCATTTCAACTTGCGACTCAGACACACCTGCAAGACCTCTGCAAGCGTGTTCTACCATTTTATGTACTTTCTCTAGGTTGATCTGTTCAACGCTGTTGTTGCGCTTTACAACCTTAATTGTTCCATTCATACTTTCTTCCAATCATTAAGGGTGAGTTGTGCTTTAAGTCCGCTAAAGGTATTTGATTCTACCACATCCTGAACCTTATGTCCAGCGAGTACCATATCATTTATGTCCTTCTCCTCAAGATACTTTGGCCATATTACAATCTTAAACCCTTTGTCTATTACCTTTTGCATTCGGTTAATGATCTGTTCGTTACGTGGTTCGTTGTCGTATACAAACACGATTCGTTTTCCTTCTGCGAATGACCATTCAACGTCAGCACCTACCATAGCAATGGCATTGTTTAAAAATAACGAGTCAATTGGTCCTTCAGTGACATAAAGGGTTCTGTTATATGAGGAGTGATTTAAACCGTAGATCTTCGTCTTCTCATCATCCAAAATTACGGTGACATACCGCATCTTATCTGTGGGATCTAGGGATCTACCTTGGAATCCAAACCAAGAACCATCCTCTATCAACGGTATGATGACACGAGGATGGTCGTACTTTAGACTCTCATCTGAGTATGTATATTTCTGGGTGTTAACCCATGCCTGAAACTGTTCAACATAAAATAATTCACTGTGATATTGCTCTGGAATTCCACGTTTCAGGATGTACTCTTTAGCGGGATGTTCTTTATTTAGCTCGGAAATCTTCGTCAATCCTGTGGGATTTTTAACTGGTTTTGGTTTCCTTGTTTTAAAATTAATCGTAGGATTCTTTATATAACGTCCCTTACCAGTGAGACCCTCCTTATAGCGTTCCAATACATACTCATCATGTAGATCCAATGCCTGTTCCTTAAGAAAATTGGAAAAAGATCTACCCACGCCACAATTATGACACTTGTATATTAAATCAGTTTTTACTCTGATAAAATAACCACGTGCCTTGTTCTTATACTTCTGACTGTCCCCACAATAGGGACATCTAAAATTCCACAGTCCTTCTTTCTTCCTTACAAATTTATCCAGTCTCCCACTGAGAAGATTCACGTACTTGCTTTCTATGTAGTTCATACGCAACCTGACTCTCATATATTCTAGCAGGTTGCTCTGCGTCTGTCAAGGTTCTAATGATTTTTTGTCCGATTGGACTAACGATGACAGATATAATACTAAGAGCACCAAAAATAGACCACATCTTCTTTTCCATGACCCTAAGACGGTCATCAACCTTTCGTATGTCTCTTTCACAACCTTTCTTAATCTCCTCTGCTCTACGGTTTACTTCACGATGGACACTCTCTATCTTTTCAAAGAGAACACCATCAATCCTGTCCTGCTTGTCCAACTTTTCATTGTGAACAGCAAGAAGTTGCCCCATCTTCGTGGAGTTTTCCTGGAGAGACTCAACGACCTTCTCCAGTCGTTCAATTATTGCACTATTAATATTCTCAGCCATTATTCTCAGGTGGATTAGCAAATGCTAAGACACGATTAAACATGTCTGGAGATTCATTCGTAGCATTACTAAACCTTGCCTGATTCTTACGTACGTTTAACTGTCCGTAGGCTTTCATTACCTTGGTTGCTACATCAGGTGTAACATCAACCTCTGTACCATCGTGGAACTTAATAGCACCAGCACAACCATTCTCTGCACAGTGCTTGATCTTTGCTAAGTTACCAGTCTTGGAAAATTCTTCGTTCTGAGTTGATACATCTGTACCTACTCTCGCTTTACGTTTTAAGTTAGCAGTCTTCTTTTGTAAAGTCTTTTGGATCTCTTGCTTCTTAAGGTCAGCATTCTTCTTTAAGATCTGTATCTTTGATTGAGCAAGTTGTTGTTTGATTTGCTTGTCCTGATCCTCAAGGACAAATTCTTCAGGGATATTCTTCATCGCTTTCATTCTCTTATTGTAATAAAATTTCTGTGCTTCACCAGGGAATACCCTATCAATCTCCACATCACCTCGGTAACGAGGATTAATTAGAAGACGCATCTTTTGTCTTAACTCTGCCTGAGTGTTAGCATAAACTATAGTTTCACCCACACCAGGAATCTTAACCTTATACTGTAGTAACCTGCTAGGCATAGCAGGGTTCACTTTATTTTTTACCTTACCATCGTTAGGTGTATGACCTTCCTTCCAGTTTTTACGGAGCTTTCTATAGGCAGAGACGAATGGTTGATCTTTGATCTTCTTATTCGCTCTCTTACGGAAGTCTAACTTAGGATCAAAACCTGCATTAGGTCCAGTGGCAGCAGCAGATCCAGAGAATCCACCTGTACCAGCACTCATTGTAGGTTCTTCATTAATCATAATGTGCTAAGTTCCTCTACGACATCAGGGTCAGACTCTAAACAGTCCATGTAATGTTCAGGGAATCTGTTTAGGTATTCTAAGAATGCTTTCAACAGTGGCCAATATTCTTTTTCAAATTTGAATAAGAGTAATGGTGTTGCAGCGTCATCAAAAACATTATAAAGAACAATCAGATGATTTATAATCAAATGAGACCTTAAAGGTCCCCCACGCAGATACCTCTTGAGTAATCTCTTGAGGTACTTAAAGCGTTTCATGTCTTCATCAAAATCCTCACGAGTAACACTGTGAGGATTCTCATAATTTCTGATGGCGAACATTACGTAGTTATCGTTGTTCAGTTCACCAAATTTCATCTAGTATTAAGTAGTTGTAAACGTCTTAGTAGTACCAGAACCACCTGCTCCAATTGTATCACCTAGAACAAATGCCTTATCGGATGTTGCACCACCAGTGGAGTCAACGATTGTTCCAGAGATTGTTTGAGCACCGATTGTATGCACCTTGTCAGCAGCAGCAGCGGTGAATGTAAATTCAACACGGTTTGTGTTTGACTGAGCAGCAGCAGTAGCAGTTATACTTGCACTGTCTGTAGTGTTGGTAACTACAAGAGTTGCACCGTTAGTAACGTTGACTCTCTCGTTATATATGACAACAACAGTACCAGTTGCTCCAGCAGCGTATGAAGTCTCCTCAAAGAATACAGCAGTGATGTCTGCCTCTCCAAGTGTATTAGTTCCACGACCACCAGCACCTACAAGACCATCAACAGCAACTAGAACTTCATCCCAGTACTCTGATAGATCAGCTTTCTTGTAGTGTCTTAGTACCCAACCTTGCTCGGTTGCAAAAATATTTGATGGGTCTACAGCACCACCCTGTACCGCCCACTTCGGCTTAGCTTCATCAGCATCAGTTACACCATATAGTGCCATTTGATCGTCTCCGTATAATTAACTCAATCTGTTATTATTTATCAGTTTGAGTGCTTTAAAGATATGCTTTAGATATGTTAGTAGCGAATCCTATAACCGTGACTCCAGCAGCTATCACTGCCCCAGCTCCGATTACCCACTTCTCTACTGTTTTTAATCTTTCTCTTAGGTCATCCTGTTTTTCCTCAAGACGTTCTATCTTGAGTTGCATCACAGTAATACGAGTTTCCTGTGAAGCATCAAGTCCTAGATCGCTCATGATACAAAGTCGTCAGCTTTGACTTCTCTGTTTCTAATTGCTTTTGCTACTTGCTCAAACAACTGATCATCAACGTCTGTCTTAGTAGTCTTTACTGCTTTAGCAAGAACTCTTAAACAAATCTCAATGAGTCTATCTCCAATCTCTGCATCGTTTGGGATAGCGTTAACTGCATCTTTTATAATCTTAGATGCAAAAGGTAAAAGTGCTTTAAACATTTTCAATAGATTACTCTAATCTATATAGGTTTAAATTTCCCACCTTTGAGATATCCCCACTTACCACCTCGGACTGCCTTCACTCCTTTAGCAGTTCTCTTAGCGTCAGCAGCATTCTTCATGAAATCTTTATACTTCTTTGCCTTAACTTCCTTATGCTTTCTCTGAGCATTATCTATCAATTCCTTATGGATGTCTTCTTTTTTAACACCACGTCTTGCTTCATGGTCTGCTCTTCTATCCTTTCTAATACCACCACCTAGTTCATGTGATCCATGTGGGTTACCATATCTCTTATCTCTGACTGTTGCTCTCTTATGCTCAGGTGTTTTTAGATCAACCTTTGCTTCATTGGTATGAGCAAATGCTTTTTTCATAACATCCAACCGAAGATGAGGAGGAAGACTTTTCTCAGCTTCCTTCCTCTTCTTCTCAGCCTTCTTCTTAACAGCATCACCCATTTTACTATGGGTTATCTCAGGTTTCCAATCTTCATTATGTTCCAAGGCCACGTCCTCTATCGTAGTTGTCTTTACCACCATAGCGAGCCATGGTGTTAACGTAATTCTTTACGTCTTTGAATCCACGCTTCTTAGCATCAGATGCGGTTGCTTTCTTAGCATCTGCTGCCTTCTTATACTTTCCAGTACCAGCATCAGATTTAGCACCCTTTACTTTCTTTGCTTGTCTGCTTCCTTGCCCTACTACAGCACCTGCTCCATGATCCTTACGGATCTTAGCCAGCACAGCTGCTAGGGCTGGATCCTTTTTTCCCTTAGTGCCCCCTTTGTCGTAACCTTTCTCTTTCTTAAGACGTGTTGCTTCTGAAACTAGACGTGCCTTTAGATGATTCATCATAGCTTCTTCTTTAGAAACTACCTTCTTAACATCCTTAGCAAACTTAACAGCAGTCTTTACACCAGACTTAACGCCCTTAGCAAATTCCTTAGCACGTTTCTCAGGTACTTTACCCTTAGCACGTTGCTTAGAGTATGCTGCTTTAGCATCTCCTACTGCTTTCTTATGTCTTTCAACACCTTTCTTAACAGCACCACTTACTCTACCGAGTATTCCTTTCTTTGAGGTTGGTTTTGCTGGTTGCTTCGCTTTTGCTTTTGTAACAGTCGCTGCAACTTTCTTACTAGTAGCAGCCTTCTTTGCAGGTGCTGCTTTCGGTTTTCTAACAGTAGCCTTAGCAACTGGTTTGACTTCTGTTTTAGGTGCTGCCTTCTTCTTTGGAGCCGCTGCTTTCTTTTTAGCAGCAGGTTTTTTAGAATCTCCATAGTTAGTACTGTCCTCAGTTTCACCAGATCTCTTGGCGTATGACTTAGCATACTCACCTTTACCTGATGCTTTCTTTGCTTTGTCTGCTGCATCAACCTTTGCTTTTACCTTCTCATAAGAAGGTGCTTTAACAGATGCCTTTCTTGCAGACCGTTCCTCATTGAGTTCTTCAATAGGATCAATAACGAATTCAGTGAACTCATCAATACCTATCTCTTCAATAAGACTGTCAAGACCTTCTTCGTTAAGTCCTTCTGAGTAGAAATATTCAGCAGCAACTTCTACAGCAGAATCAATCCACTCTTCAGTGAATTCAACAGACTCTACAGTTGGTCCTTCAGCATCCTCTTTCTTCTCACACTTACCACAAGTGCAATCTTCAGGATGTTTCTTAGGAGCCTCCATCAATTCATCCTTGCGAGGATTGATCTTGATCTTAGACTTCTTTTCGGTTAGTTCTTTAAAACTAAGCATCGGATTTTTCCTCCTCAGTTTCTATGTCATGTTCAATAACTTTACCATCAGCATCTACTTCATGATGCTCCTTCTTAGTTTTGAACTTACCATCTACCTCACCTTTCTCATAACCTTTTCCATCGCCGTCATCATCCCACCAGCGTTTAGTCTTCTTGTCATACTTTTTCTTGCCCTCATACACTTTATTAAGTGCATCGGTCATATCGGGTAGGTCTTGTAAGTTCATTTCTTTTTGCTGCTGCTCTTTTTATTTATAGTTTCACCAGGTGTCAGAGTCTTGACTGCCTTGGCAAGTTTTGGTGTTCCCTCTAATCCTAATGGACTAAAGTTAAACGCTTTAAGATCGGCATAACCTTTCTTAGGGTCAGTCTTTCTATAGGATACAAAGTTCTTTACAGATACTTCCTGTAAATCCTTTAACCAACCACGATAAACATGATCATGTTCATCAATGTATATAACGTAGTTCACACCACGTTTAACAATCTTTCCAGTGATACCACTATTAATGTTCTCAATGATAGCACCTTCTTTAAAGATCTTCTTACCATAGTATGCTTCTCTAAGTCCTTCTGGATCTAACTTAGGTGCAATCTCATATAGTTCGTAAGAAGCATCTCCAAAATCTTCTATGGATTCTACTTGCATAGAACCTCTTAACTCTTTGAAGAGTTCCTTTGCTTCCTTATCTTCTAATGCTTGAGGCATACCAGAACGGAATGAATTAAAATCATTCTCTGCTGCTGCCTTACGCATCTTAGATGCAGACATACCTTCTACACTATCAGAATCTGGATCTCTATCACCAGCAGACTGAACGTTGATCTCTTCAAACTCATAGAGTTTACCATTATATTTCTCTGCTAAGTTCTCAAACTCAGCAACCCTATCACCACCCAAAACTAAATTGATTGTTGAGTACCCTTCATTGTAGAGTGACTTGAGTACATCAAATATAGTTTTAAATTCTTCGTTGTTTACAATAGCATGTGCATGGTCAGGAAACATCTGACGCATGTAATGTACTTTAGTCTCAGGATCTATTGGGTTTTTCTTTGGATCTTGAGATCTACTGGGATATATCTTGTATTCCCCACTCTTACTAGATGAAGCGAGTCGCTCAATGAGTTTCTCATGTCCGATAGTTGGTGGATTAAATCTTCCAAATGTAATAGATATGTCACCTTTAGTGCCCGCGTTGCCACCTTCTTCCTGTCCAGTTCCTTGTTGTCCCTGTTGTTCTGGTGGTACTCCATTCTTTGCTGCCTGTTGTTCAGGTGATAGTTCTATTAGTTGTCCATTAACAGAACGATGGGTCACAGTTCCATCGGGACGACCATAATAGCCGTATCCTACATGACTGAGACCTAGTTTTGCTGCTTTATCTGATGCTTGTGATTTTGCTGCTTCGGTAAGGAAGTCGCTAAACTTTTTCATGCTTCCAATTTTTACGTAAGTTAAAGTTTGCTTGACTAAATTCCAAACGGTTAACGAGTTTCACTGAATACTTAGGTCCAATTAATACATAACCTTCTGGTTTAGAAGGTTGATCACCAATTAAGCATTCAACACTCTCATCTACCTTGACAGCAGAGAGAAGTATATCTTTAATATTCAGGATTAGATTATATAATCTGAAGGTATTTATGTTTACCTCACACTTATATTTATCATCCAAACTGTAGTAGATTTCAGATGCCGTAGGAGCTTTTCCTTCACGGATAAATTTATTATAGAATTGTCTTAGATCTGAAGTAGGAAACTTACAGAATGGAACTAACAATCTTGCCTGACTAATTAAAAACTTTGCCCAGAATGGAACCTCAAGTTTAGATGTATTTGTATCTACACAATAGCAAGTGGCAGTAGAAGGTAAAGTCACACCGTAGATAGGTACAGCAGTAGGACTTACTTCATTATATGCTGTGTGTGGTGCTATTATTACGTCTTGTAAAACAAGTGAATTAAACTTATAAGTAATCGTGTTGGGACGGTAGGTATCAGACCCTCCAAATCCGATAAAGTCTGCTTGTACGATACCTTCTATACGAGGTAAAGCATAGAAACAGGCGGTCAGAATCTGAGCTACCGCACCATCATGGTTACGAACTATATCAGCGACACTATAATTTATTTTAACTTTTCTTTTGTTGAAAACACTCTTCGTACCAACAAAGAACTTACCCTCATTCTTACCAAACACTATGGATGGTGCTCCATCCCACTTAGTTGAGAGTTTGTGTACCATAAACAGATGATCTAGAACCTCATTAGGATCAACCCCTGTAAGGATCATATCTTCTGGATGTTCTAGGTGCTTATTGGGCATGGGTGTCTTTCAGATACCCTTATTATAGCATGCTAGAACCTAGTTGTGTACTGCCTTAGTACAGTTTGCCAAATGGTCCAAAGCGTTTACCCTTCTTCGCTGCTAAGAACACCATATCTGTCATAAATTCATCACGATTTTTAACTTTCATCCCTGATAGCATGGCAATGAATTTCATCTGCATTAATTTTGATGTGGCAAGACCGAATGGATCATTCTTCAATGCAGCTTTCATATTATTAACAAAGGTATCTTCATCCACACCTTTTGTATCAGCAAACTTATCAACCTTTTTAAAAATTGATCTCCACTCCTTCTCTTCTTTTACAAAGGTATCTACATCTTTAGGATACTCTTTGTGTTGATTTTTAAAATCAAGTTTCTGTTTATTATCTTTGATAAGTTGTTGAACCATAGCAACTGGTGCTTTACCCATACGAGCAGCTCTACCTTTATCCTCAGTTGGTTCAAACTTTAAGTTTGATACCTTCTTAGTATCATTACCTTTGATTTGAAAATCATAAGAAGCATCATTACCTGATACAACAACACGACTGTCCTGTGATGCCCATCCATTATTATAATTTAAATTACATAAAGGTTTCAGAGTTTTATAGTTGTAAGTATCTTCATCCAATCCCAATTCTCTAACGTTATACTCTCTCCAGTCTGCACTACTACCACTAATCTTTTTCAAAGATATACCAACAACCCTTCTCTGATGGAACATTTTCCTTAGAACAGCATTAAGTTCAATAATAGTTTGGGATCCATTACCATCAATAGTTTTATCAATATCGTTTTTAATTGACGTTGTAGTACCTTTTATACCCCAAATATCAGCAGGGTTCCAGTTATCTTTCTGAGATATACCAAACTTTTCTTTAACTGTATCACTAATATATTTCATGAACCCACCCTTGTGGTTGAAATCAGTAAAGTCACTCTTCTTAAACTCATCTAATATCTTTTTCTGTTGTGCATAGTATCCTTTAATCCAATCTTCTGATACATCTTCATAAACTTCATAGATTGTTTTGAATGGTTTACTATCATCAATTCTAACTCCTTCTCCAGGAGCTTGATACGTTACTATATCTTCCCACTTACTAAAGTTTGCATTCTTTTTCAATGCACATTTAATAATCCAAGCAGATGTACGTTCTTGTTTTTCTGTTGTCTTAGCATCTGCTGCTTTTGCAGATTTCTTACCAGACTTTAAAAATTTTATTCTCCACTCTTTCTTATCACCAGTGTTTACAAATCCTTTTGTGTTTGGTTTCTCACCAAAGTGTATAGCAATGGATTCATACTCATCTTCTGAAACCTTCCATTGCCATTGAGATGACTTAGTTCTTCCCCAATTAGCATCAGCAAATATAGTTGCCTTACCTCTTGGTAGAGCACTCCAGATTTCATCAACCAAAGCTTTACAATCTGCTGGAGCTTTCGCTTTTATTTTTGTTTTGGTATCTAAAGTAAATGCTGTCTTAGCCATTAGTTCTCGCAGGTCTCCACGAGACTATTTAGATTCCAATTGCTTCCTCCAAGCATCAATCAGAAGTTGGAGTTCCTTCTGACGTGCTTGTGCTACTTTGATTTTTTCTTCCAGATTATTCATCTGTCTCCTGCTTTACGATTCTCCGAACGCATAACATTAAACTGACCCTCTGGGTAGCGTGACACTAACTTATTTACATTCATTAAAGCAAGTTCATCAAACGATGTGTCTAATGCCATACATGCCTGAGCAATATACCATAGGCAATCACCTAACTCAGTCTTCATATGATCAATGTTATCCACACTGTATGGTTTACCTTGGAATACAATCTTCTTAACGATCTCAGTAAACTCACCTGCTTCAGCAGATAGACCAGTAGCAGCAGTCATAAGACGATTGATATCACAACCCTTAGTTTTAAGAGCATCTAATCGTTCTTGAAATGCATCGTAGTCTTTACTTTCTTGTGAGGTTACCTCATTTACAAACTCTAGGTAACGTGCGTAATCAACCTTTGGAATTTCGTCAGTTACTTGATCCTCATTGATACCAGGAACAGAAGTATCTCCAAAGCCATGTGGTTTTGTCATTTTAATAAGTTAGTTGTGATAATTTATCGTTAGAGAACTTCTTTACGATAGAAATCTCTTCATTTGCTTGCTGTCCAGAATCAACTAGACCTTTTTGAGCATCCTCTATATCATACAGCCTCATCTTCGCTCTGTCAATACCTACGCAAAACTTCTTATTTATTGTAGGATCATTATAGCGATTCTTTAACTGCTTAACCATGATCTGATTCAACCCTTCCAACTCCTCAGTAGAAATAAGAGCAAACATGAGATCAGCAGTGGCAGGAAGCCCGAAGGATTCAGATGTG